CATAAGGGCCAGTTACGGTGATTGTAATTGATCCAACGGTTCCCGCTGGAGTATTAAATGATATGTTATTTTGATTGGTTATTGTGAAACTTGTCACATTAGTACCACCAAAATTAATGGCTGTTACACCTGTTAAATATAAACCTTGCAATACAACTGCTGTATTTCCAGAAGCTGATCCACTATTTGGTAACACGCCAAGTATAATTGGTGGATTACCAGGTACTGCGGGTGGTTGTGGCACTGGGGGATGTTGTAAGTTGCCTGATACGGCACTTGATCCAGTTGCTAAGTCACCCTGTGCACCAGAATATGGTGGAATACCTTCCAAAAACATCGCATTATCATTTTCTGTCCACACTTGACTCGCTGGGAGTGCAATATTAACATCAGGACGTGGAAAACGTAACGCTATATTTTCTGTTTGTAGCGCTGGTAAGCGCCATGGGTCAAAATTATCTAAATCATCCTTGCAAACTCTCATGCCAGGGAAATTGGGATCTGGCATGAGGTCTACGTAAGGAAATTTTCGACTGCATCGATCGCAAACGCCGACTGATAAGACGGAATTGCCTCGTGTGTCGATATAAACCGGCATTATTATCTAACGCCAGCTTGGATTACCGTTAATGTGTCACCTGCAGCACCACCAGTTAATCTAATTGCACGATATGGCTGACCTAAGAAGCCTGCTGCATTAGGATAAGTGGTTCCTGCTGTTGTCCAAGTAAATGTTGGAGTTGAAAATACTCCAGTCTTTGCGTTGACTGGGTATGGATCTGTCACAGTTACTTGTACTGTAGCACTTCCGTTGCTACTTACATAAGTCACATGATTAGGTGTTAGATATTGATCTAAAACAACCGCTGGAGTATTTCCAGAGCTGTCTGCTGTTACGACTACTTCACGCATGGTTTACTCCTAATTAATTATTGGTGTAACCTTGACCTACGTTAATGATAGAACCATCGTAGTTACGAGCTGTGTAGCTAACATCAAATGTACCTGATAATGATCCACTTGATAATACAGATACTGCAGCCGCTGTAAATGTTAATGTAGCGTCTAATGTACCAATGTTATTTAAAATTGCTGCTACTGCTGCAGTAGATGTAAATGTGATTGGAATAATGCCACCAGCTGCTGTTGGAGTAATTGTACCGATTGTGGTTGTTGTATTAGCACCTGTTGTTGGGTTAGTTTGAATAATTGCAACAGTGATAACGCCACCAGCTAAGTTAGCTGCTGCTGTTGTTTGGAATAAACGAACATTACTAATAATTGAACCAGCTGGTAATACGAATGGTGTAGCTGTTGTTTGACCTACATCAGCTGTTGTAAATACTGTTGTATTTGCTGTTGTAGTTGTAATTGGATTAAGAATATAGCTTTGTTGTGTTGCTGATACTGCACCGCTATTATCAGGTGCAATTGTTCCATTGTTTGTTGGATTATTGTACTTGTAAACGCGAATTGGTTGGTTAAATGTTACTGACATTTGAATTTTCCTATCTAGAGTTTATAGCCTCACTCAGTCGCTAGATCGTAGACCCGGGAAGTAACGGGTCCCTGTTGGAGGCAAATCTTCCTATCACTACTAATGCATATTTTTAATAGTTTTCGCCCTAAAATAGGTGCTTGTTTGATTTTTTGACGTTTTCCGTCGCTGGAATGACTCGTATATTGGATGGTACATGCAAACCAGAAACCAGTTTGCCCTGTAAGGGGATAATGTGGTCGACATGATACTTTTTACCACTTTCTCGAGATAGCATATTGGCCACTGAGTATTTACATTTAATGTTTAACCAATCAGATTCAGTTAACCATTTTGGAATTCTATTTAATTTAGCTAATTGACGTTTTCGTGTTCTAGCTAAGTGGCGATCTGGATATTGTTTATCATAAGCATTTAATCTTTTTAATCCTCTTGCTTTTACATCTGGTTTATTAGACCAATTTCTTTTTAAGATATTTAAACATTCAATACACGTTCTATTGTTTGTTCTTTTTTCTGCAATATGATTATTTTTACATGGTAATCCAGTAAAGTATTTTTTTAAATTTTGTTTAAGTGCTTCTTGTCTTGTAATTATTTTCATATTGATATTATATAACAAAAAAGCCAGTTTTTACACTGGCTTTTTCACAATCATCGTAATGATTATAGACCTGCTGTACCGTAGATGTTACGAGCATCGTGCCAGCCCGTGGCGTAACGTTCTGTAGCTTTGTAACGCATTGAGTCTGTTTCGAAGTCACCTTCCATAGATTTCTCCATTGGACGGCGCATTACTAACATGAGACCGTTTTCTGCGTCTGTTTGAATCCACCAAGCTTTTGATGAGCTTAAACGAGTCACAACGTGTGCACCATTAGGTAACATACCTGTTGACTTGATTGGGTTCAAATCGTTGTCTGCAGTACCTGAACGTAAAACTGATTTAAGAATAACTTCAGCTTGGAATTCAAGTGCTGGTGGAACAACTAATTGTTCTGCTTTTAATCTGATACGTTTACCATTGTTGTCAACAGCTGAACGGATTTGAATTAAAAGTTGCTCAACTGATGTTTGTGATAAAGAAGCAGCTGTGCTTAATTGGTTACTGTATGTAGCACCGTTAGCGATAGGGTGAGCTGTGCTAACTAATGTTACACCATCACCACCTACGTAACCGCTTGTGAAAGCGAAGTTAAGTAAGTTAGCGCATAATGTTTCTTTAGTTTCAATCATAGATTGAGCTAAGTGTTTAGCAAATGTAGAACCGATACGGATATGATCACCGTCTTCCATCAAAACTTTAGTTAAAGCATATGCTAAACCATAGATTTGGTAGATAAAACGTGTGATATATAATGTACCGCCTTGATCGTAGCTAACTGGTGTGCCGTCAGGCATAGCAGGAGCTGCGTTCATACCGAAGAGCATTACTTCTTCATGGTAGTTTCTTGGAATACCTTGTATTTGTTCTACAAAGCCTTTCCATTCGTCATCGCGTTGTTCATAAACGCCATCAAAGACTTCGTTGATAATCGGTTCGACTACCGCACGAAAGTCCGTACTTCTCATTGGGGTTGCCATCTAGAGATTCCTTTCGTTAATTAGTTAGACCGATGTTACGGCGCCAGTGAATTGATTATTACAGATTTGTACTTGAACGATTGTGTATGCGTCACCCCATGAATTTGTGTTACCTGCTGGGTATGCTGCTTCACGACCTAATCCAACTACACGAACTTGACCTTGGTTACCTGTACCAACTGCAGTAGCATTAAGCGCTGTAGTTGAGAAACCAGCACCGCCTACACCAATAGTGTAACCAGAAGCTGTGTTAGAACCAGATGTTGCATCAAAGTTGTACTCTGTACCAACTGCGTTTGCATTTGCTGAACCATTTACTTGGATTTCATAAACAAGAGCTGGGTCTTGGAAAATCCAGAAAATGATGTTAGTAGATGCATCTGCTGCTGTTTTAGAGATTGATTTTGCTACAGAACGACGACCGTCTGAGTTTGTGTACTCAACACCGTCGAAAGAACCGTAAACACCGCCAGTTGCACCAGCGATTGTTAATTGGCCATATTGAGTCAAACTAACTGGTTGGTACTGGAAAAATGATTGACCAGAACTTAATGAGTAGTTTGCACCGTATGAAGCACCGTTTTGATATGTGTTAGTGCCAATAAATGGAACTGCACGATCAAGACCACTTGGGTGGTATGCAGGCTTCAGACCAAAGGGTTGAAATGTTGCTGACATAAGTGTCTATCCTTTGTGTTTAAAGTTAGTTAAGAAAAACGAATATTTTTACTTGCTTTTGCTGTTTCTTTTTCCATTTCCAATAAACCGCCTTCAAGGAGTGAACGTCCACCTTTTCTTTCCTCTGCAGTATTACGTACTTGCGCAGTAATATTGCGTTGATGCTCAAGAGGATCTTCAAGATGTAACATATGCATAACTTCTTGATAAACGTCTTCTGGTAATTTAAAAAGAACCATCTCATTACAAGACACACAGCCTTCAAACTTGCCTGAGCTCATCTTGCCTAGTCCTTCAAAGCCTAATCCTAATTCTCCGGCTTTAACTGGCTCATAACCTAATGCCATACGTTTGTCGATACTGTCATATGTGTTGGTTGTTGACAACCAGCACAAGTGCATTCCAGGAATTGCATTCGCAGGAATGTCAGGCAGTGCACTATTTGCCCATTTGTCTCTGAACGCATCAATACGTTCGCGACGTGCGATATCATCTGGATCGGCAACATTTGCGCGATCTTTTACTTCTTGTGCACGATCAATTAAACGATCGTCTAAATCTCTTTTAATTCTAGTATTAGCCATTTGTATTATCCTTTGTTAGCGCGATCATACGATGCGTATGCGCGGATCATTTTATTACGTCTCTCTACATCGTCCCATGCACCAGCGTCTTTAATTGCCTGAACACGATCTTTACTCAATGTGATTGTGTTAGGTCTTGCTGTTGCTGTATTAGACACTCTGCTTGAAGCTGTTGGACCAGCTCTTCGCGGTGCTGATTTACCACTCGCTGTGTAGCGGTGTGGTAGACGTGCAGATAACCTATTGTCTAACTCATCCCAATACTCAGGATCTGCTGGATCCCAACCATCGGCGGCGAGTTCTTGATCGATTACCTTGGCAATTCTACTATCTGTATCTCGAGCTTGTGGATCATACCAAGAATTCTTTTTAAGCCAGTTTGTGGCATTATATTGAACATCTTGTGCCATAGGAGTAGGCACATTTTGTGCTGGTTTCTTGGCTGCTTCGAGTTGTTGTTTCTTAAAATGTTGCAATTGCTGAAGTTTTTGTTTCGAATCAGTCAATTGTTCCAAATATTCGATTTGAGCTGCGGCATCGTTAGCTTGAGCTGCTTGCAACATTTTCATTTTTGCATATTCGACTTTTGTTGCTTCATCTTCAATCGTTTTATCGATCTGATTAAGTCTAAATGATGTTGCTGTGTTCTCAAGTGATGCTAAACGTCGAGCTAACTCTTCGTTTCGTCTCTCAAGTGCTGTAATTTTGTGTTTTGCAGATGCCTCACGTTGTTTTGCGAGTTCTTTTTTTAATCTGCGCTCTTCACGACGAGCTTCACGTATTTTTTCACGCTCATCTTCATCGGGTTCTTCGTCAGATTCGTCATGTTGATCATTTTCGTCATCATGATCGTCTTCTGCTGGTGCTGGATCTGCAGATTGCTCTACTTCACCGCCCTCTTTTTGTTCTTTTGGCGCCTCATCATCAAATTCTTCTGGTAAATCGGCAACCTTGGCTAGAACACTTCCATCGTCTTGTTCCTTAATAGGAATATTTAGTTCTTTTTTATCTTCTGCCATTGTTTTAGCTTTCTACAAAGTTAATTAATCAACAAACGCTTTCATTTTCTGCGCAAATTCAAAATTTTTGATGCGAGAAATGATTTCGCGAGCCTGTAATGTGATGAAAACGACAGGACTGCCATCATCACCAGCGTCAACAACAAAGCGATCACCACCATATTTGATTGTTCTTACTAAATCGCCTTCTTTACACCACGGACCTTCAGGCCATAGTTCAAGAGTAAACGGATCTTTGTAAGCAAGCGGTCCTACTTGTATGACTTTTGCTACAGTTTCGTTAAATTTAAGTGTTTGTCTCGTTTCGTCTACCAATAAAATCCCACCTTTTGATTTAGATTTCTCACGTCTTAGCTGAACTAATACGCGATCACCTGCAACTTCTAGGCCTGGATCTACAATTGGAAAACATTCTAACTCAGAACGTGTATCTGGTTCTGCGTTTGCTACAATATCAAATGCTGCCATTCGGCAATCTCCTTTAATTTTTACAAATTATGATTCTTGTTCGTCATCTTCAGTCATTAGTGCATCAAGTAAGTTTAAACTTGCTTGTAAACCTTGATAATTACCAACTAAACGCTGATAAGACTCAATGTTAATTGCATGACCTGCGGTTAATGATTCCGCAATTCTTTGTTGCTCAGCTTTAATTAAGCTGATTAACTCAGTAATAATGTCTTTCATATATCCTTTCCCAGTCTTTACAGACCGTTATAAAAACACTAATGCATGAATTTAGAGCTTTCCGCCCTATTATTTTGTATATTCTGTTACGTTTTCGTTTGGACCAATTTTGCCAGCATTTCTTAACTTAGCTTGACCAGCGCTAATTTTCCAATTATTGTCTCTGTGTGAACCGCCTTTACCAGGATCAATTTCTGTTTTTGCTGTGTCACCAGCATAACCAGGTTCACCTGTAATTTGGTAGGCTTTTCTAAAACCTATGTTTTTATCTAATGCCATGATTTATTCCTCGGATGGTTGTTGTGGTTGATTTTGTTGAGCTTGACTTTGCAAACGTGCTTGCAACATTTCACTCATGCGTTGCTTTCTTGCTTGATCCGCTTGTGCGGCTTGTTGAGCAGCTTGCTGTGCCATCTGTGCTTGATGGAGGAAGTTTTGCTGGTCAATTTCGATGCCATGTTGGCGAATATCTGCTTGTGCTTCATGAGATGCCATGAGCGCTGTTTGATCTTGTTCGTGTTGCATTAACAATTGATCAGAAGTTAATTCAGCACGAGCGGTAATTTCCGCAATTCGTTCTTTAGATGAATTGTTAAGATCTGCCATGGCAATTTGTGTAGCGTTACGTTGTGAGTCAATGGTAGATTGTGTTTGATATTTCGCTTGTAGATCTGCCATTTGTTGTTGTAACTTAGCCACTTCAAGTTGATATGTTTGTTGATCTTTTTGCATATCAAGTTGCATACGTGATTGAGCTTCTTCTGATTTACGTTTAGTCTCAGCCATTTGTGTTTGCAAGATAACTTGAGCTGTTGGATCAGCATTTGCAGCTTGTTGTTGCTGTGCTTGTTGCATTTGTTGTACTTTTTGTGCCAATGCATTAATTTGCGGTAAATAAGTTTGCATTGTAATATTTGCATCTTCACTTACCATGGATGATGCAATCGCTAAAGCTTGTTGTGCTTCTAAATCTAATGGTTTTTCTTGGTTAAGATTAAATGTATCTTTGCCACCTGCAGCTTCTGCTACATAAGCACGCATAGATTGTAAGTAATGTAATGTTAAGTGTTGCTTAATATGTTCTAATGCATGCGGTGTAAATGCCGGTCCAATAACTGGGTTTCCTCCGTATGCAGGATTATTTGCATATTCCAAATGAATCTTAATGTGCGCCATATGATCTTGATCTGGATACGCCGCTGCTGGACGACCCATTGTCATTGACACGTTTTCTAATGCTGGATTAGATTCATTAGCACCTTGTGGATTTGGTAAAATCTCATCAATGTTTGGTATCTTCATTTGTTTCATAATTCGGCGATACATTGCACGAATATCAAACATGCTAGGTGGTGCTGATTTTGCCATTTCTAAGATGGCTTGGTTTTGTGCTAGTCTTTGCGTTTCCGAGAAGATGTTAGGATCCGATACAGGACGTACATCGTTATTGTAAGCAAAGTCCCTAACCTCAATTTCTTCTCCTGATTCGTTATCCATTTCACTCAAATACCAATGATTGATACGTGAGATGATGGCTAATGATTTAGCTTGTGATCTATGTAATCTTGCATGGATCGCTGAGAATACTTTAGCACCTTGTTCAATAAGTGCTTGTGCTGTACCCACAGGCATATTGTTATTAGCTTCGCCAATTTTTTCTTCTGCCGTAGTAACTACACCTTTAGCAGCGTCAGATAACCAACCGAGTAAATTAAATAATGTGCTTGATGGTGGATTGAATGGCATTGGCATAGCAATCTTGCGAATGTCATCGACGCCAGGAGCGCCTTCAATTTCCATTACTTGTGTAGGTTCAATCCTATCACTTTGACCGCCGATACGACCGCCTTTGAGTTTAAGCATTGTTTGGCTGTTGCTGATATGTGCCGCATCAAGTAACGCACGGAGTGAACCGGTAAGAGCAGCAGATAAGCCACCAATAAGGTGAGGCAGACCGATAGCGTAAGCACCGCGCCAAGGAATAAATTTAAATTCGACATACCAGTCCAATTTCTCAAGTTTTTCATCGTTAGCTTCCCAGTTTCGATAGAGACCAAGTACTTTAGAACTTGACTCATCAACCATTAAAATGTATGGTGCGCGTTTACCTTCTGAAATTGGATCATCATCTAATCGAATGAAACAAGTAATTTCATAAACACGACGTAAGCCATCAATATTTTTAGATGGTTTTTCTTTACCTTCGATTTTATCGTTAGCTTGTTCTGATCTTGTTTGTTCGTTTAATGGAACGTCTGATGTATAACTTGCATCGACATCGCGATAGATACCCGCTTCAATTCTTTGAAGGTATGTATCTTCTGTAATATCTTGTACTTCTGTAACGCGAGGTGATGTATAGAAATTGGTTGTTGAGTATGGAAGTAAGATGTTGTCAATTGGAACCCATTCGCACATTGGGCGTTTTTGTTCCGCATCATATCTCCATTTTAAGAATTGAGATCCGCCAAGTGGAAGTTGTGTAAGCATTTGTTCCATCTCATCACGATACTCTTGGACTTGTTCAGTAAGTTGCCAGTTTAAGAAATTAACTTTGCGTTCTGCAGTTTTTTCTTTAGCTGAATCTGCTTCACCTTTGATGTTTGATTTTACAATACCATCGGGTGGTAATAATTCTTTTGCGGATGATGCAGCGAAGTCAACGCATGACTCTGCCATGACTGGATGGACGACTTTAGACGCGCCGTCAAAGGTGGCCCCGCCAGGCGCGTCCTTGCCTAAACCAGTTCGGCGTAAACCTTCTTCATATTGTTTGTCACGCTCTTTGCGAGCTTCTTTGTCGACATCAATAAAATCTAAATATTCATTAGCTAAAGCATCTAAAACATTTTCATCAAATACTTCAGCTAAGTTTTCATAAAACTCTGGATCTTTTTGTGGTCCGTATTTTTCTTGGAAATTTATAACGACTGAACCATCATCAAGTTCAATCACTTCTTGTTCAGCTTCATCATCTTCTAAACCAAGTGCTTCAGCAATAGCATCTGTTTCTGCGTCTTGATTAATTGCATCTTGAATATCATCTTCCCTAGAATCTAGTTCTGGTAAGTTAGTGCCCATCTGAAGAGGTATTTTTGGATTTGCCATAAATTATGAGTATATAGTTATAAATTGGTACCTAAGCCTACTAATGCAAATTATTAGTTTCTTCCGCCCTACATCGCATACGGATTTTCAAATCGTTTGGATCGATCATCTGCGTACGAATAATCACGTGCTGGTAATGGATCTAACTGAATCCAACCTGAGTCACGCAATACACGTAGCGCTTGTGATAAAGAATCCACATAGTCATCATGACCGCCTGCTTCTGGGAATGAACATACTTGGCGCAAGAATCGTTTTGCCCAGTCTGCATATTCGCCAGGTCGTTCAGGATCTTCTGGAATAAATATTTTGCCTTTTGCAATTAGTGGTGCTACAATATTAAGACGCTGAACTTTATCAGCACGACCTGGGTTGTATCCACGAACTTCGATACCTGAACCTTGGAGCTCTTGAATAAGGGAGATACCTGCTGACTTATCTTCCATCAATACGAGATCGGCTTTTCTTCCTTTTCCGAAATCGTTATCAGCTCCATAGACAACTTCTTTGAAGTCATCGATGACTTTGCGTCGAAGTTCTGGATAAGCTAGGTGTCCGTCCCAAGCGTCAAGCAATATGACAGAGGTGCCTGCGTCTTCTCTTTCAAACACGCCCCATATTGTACACGCTGTTGGGTCGTTCATTGTTTTTTCAGATGTTGCTGGATCATATGACGCAATTACATATTCTAAGTTAGGTGATGGTTTATTTGCAGGCCATAATCTAAATTGCTTACGTTTGATAATACCTGCTTGTTCAGGATCTAGGATCTCACCATAGATTTCTTGACGACCGATGTCTGTGCCATCGTATGTCTCTAACTGTTTGAAGAAGGTTTCAGATAAGTGTTGTTTGTTATCGTATGATGATGCGTTGACCACATACACATCGCCACCAACCTTGCCTTCGTTTAAGTCAACGATCAGTTCTTTTGGTTTTGGTGTTGTGGTAATGATCTGTTGAACACGAGGAATTCTTGGATCTTTAAGACGGAGCGTAAACTGAACGCCGTCGTATGCGTCATCTAAATACTCAAATGCACACAACTCGTCAAACCACGCACCATGGAATTGTTTACCACGATAACGTTCTGGTTCTGAACCAGGGATACCTTGGATCAATGACCCATTGGTTAAGGTAATCTCAAATAATGATTTGTTGTAGTCTTTGATTAAAGAAGCTGGTATAATATTGAGGAGGCCAGAGTCACCTTCAAAACATGTTGCACGAATATCGTTTGAGGTTGGTGCTGTGACTAACCAGCGAGTGTTGTTATATTTCCACGCACGGATGCCGATCCAGTGAGAGGCTGTGTGAGTCTTTCCTGATCCCCGTCCTGCTAACATAAGGAAGGTATCAAACTCGCCGTCTTCTGGTTCGCGTTGATGAGGGAGTGCTTGAAGCGCCCACTTGACTTGCCACAATGCAGCATCAAGTTGCTGCTTTGGCCAGTGCTTATGAGTTTCTGCAAACTTCTTCAGTATGGCTTCTTGTTTGTCTGTTAACATGTCTGTATAAATCCTTCTCCAACAAGGATTGAGTTGTCTGGTCCGTTTGTTTCTATATGAACACACATTTGGGATTGTGTAGGTTCAATGGCTTTAATGTATCTTCTACTTGGATACACTTTAATAGGTGGAGACTTTTGGATATCCATAATTTTAATCCTAAACTTAAAATACAATGTGTATGTATTTCGAGCTGGATTAAATAGAATGGATGTCTTTGAGCCTAACGATTCAACTAAACTTTGAATCTGCACCACAACATTTAAATTTCTAGATGAGAATCTAAACCTGTCATTTCTTTTTTCATATTGCGCTGACTTAGCATGCATGATGCCAGTCAATAATTCAATGCGTTCTTCTACAGATGCAAACAAATAATTTGTAGGTAATCTGCTTGGTATATTCGGAGCCAATTGTAAATGAATAGCTGGCTCTGTTATAAATACGCGTTTGCCGTTTTTTCTTTTTGGTCCTTCTATAATTTTGTATCCACAGCTTCTAAACTTTTCATAAATGAAATCTTGGTAGCCTGGGATTGTGACCATCTGATGTTTTTTGTTTTTGTTATAGAGCCAATAACCAAACACAAAAGGTGGTATGCTTAATACCTGATGAGGAAACGCTATGGGTTTCGTCGTAGGTATTGAATACTTAGTGCGACCTCTTCTATCTTTCAATGACAGATCGATTAAGTTTTCCAATTTAGTAAACTTCAACTGTCGTTTAAATGGCCTGATGTTTTTATAAGCATCTAGTTGCTTTCGATGATTTCTATCTTGGATTAAGAATCCTAGATGTTTATCTCCACGAATAGTGAGATGGTCATCAAAAGTCACTTCATAACATTCATTGGCATAATAATGCTGGACGAGTTTAACTTGGACAATCTCGCCGTCCTTGTTAAAAACATAATCGCCAATCTTTACTTTGTCTGCTCTTTTCCAATAGTCAAGTGTTAGCACTTGTTGGATTGCTGTTATTGCCATCTAAACTTAATCCTAAGTTTGTATAAAAAAGAAGGGACGTTTTAAGCCCCTTCCAAAAAACACTGGGGAGGTAGTGTTTATTTATTCATCACGTACATTGTTACTTCAAAACCAAAACGCATTTCAGTAGCTGCTGGTTTAGTCCACATAATATTTTCCTTTGCATAGTAAAAATTGATAAAAATGCGAAGCTACGACGTAGCTATGCATAAATTATATACAAACCACTTTGTATGGAAAAAATAGCTAAATATCCCATACAAACTCACTAATGCAAGGAAAACTTTTATTTGGATACGGATTTCCATGAATCCAAGGTAAGTATACTAATGCAAATTTTAACTATTTCCTACCTATTATTTTTACATATAATTAAATCAATGACTTACAGATTTAGATTAAACCAAAGTATTAAAAAAGACATAGAAGACACAGAAGACAGGGTACGGTTTTTGTTGTTTTTTTGCAACATTAATTTTTTAACCCATTGATTTAATTAATAATATTTTTCTAAAAGACACAGAAGACACAGAAGACACCCTTTATTCCATATTTTTATTATTTTTAAAAAATAAAAAATAAAAGATAGAGACAAACTGTGTTTATACTGTGTCTTCTATGTCTTCTATGTCTTTTGTGTATAGTATATTATACATTTATTTGACCGGTTAATTATCATAAGTATTTGATTCATATAGAAAATGTCCAGATTTTTTAAAAAAAAATTTTTAGAAATCGACTTTTTTTAAAAATACGGCAAATTATAAAAACTTGCTATCTGTGGGGCCCCCGCCGCCCCCCTCAGGTAGGGGACCCAAATTGGGGTATCGCTACAAAGTTAATACCCCTACAGCAAGAAGGGTTATTTGTTTCCCTACTCTAGCAAGGCCGCCAGCGCGCCAATGCGCCACAACGCCAGCGCGCCAACGGATACAATGACGCGCCGGCGCGCTAGCTAATAACCCTACTGTCATTGTGGTTATTAGGCTGCGGCTGCGTTCCAAATAACCACAATGACAGTAGGGTTATTAGGCTGCAGCTGCGTTCCAAATAACCACAATGTCAATAGGGTTATTAGGCTGCGTGCAATGACGCAAGGCGGCCAGCGTGGCCGGCGTGGTGGCCTGCTATATAGTGGCCTGCGTTCGTGGCGGCGTGGTGGCGTGGCGTGCGTTGCTGCGGCATTGTGGCGGCGTGGCGGATTATCACGCGTACGCGAAAGGCGGGCTGGCCGGTGACCGTGATAATTTTTACTTATCATGCGGCCGCGCCTGATTAAAACATTTTACTTGATTTTATTTTAAGGCCATGACATTATTAATACGCGCTACATTTAACCACCACGAAAGGAAAAAGACAGCATGGAAATAAACCTAACCTATAAAGGAACGCCGTACCAATTAAAAACGCTAGATTTAAGCGTATTTGAATTGGATTTAATAACGGATTTAATCCGTACAAAATTAAATAACATGGATATAAACGATAATCCAATGTATTATGACGCATTGGACGATCTTTTAGAATTATTAAACAATGAAAGGAATAAATAATATGAGTACAATTAAAAACGACGTTGGCCTTATCGTTGACGACTTAGGCGCTATTAACGCTAGAATTAAGGAATTGGAAATAGCAGCTGCAGCGCTTAAAAAGGAATTAATAGCGCGCGGCGTTGGCGCTTATGCCGGCTTTGAATATGTCGCGGCCGTTAAACATTATTCTAAGGCCGTTATCAGTCCAAAATTAGTGCGTGAATTGGCCGCGCCTGATTTTGTGGATTTAGTAACGACAATCCAAAATATTGATAGCGTTACAATAGAATCATTAAATTTAATTAAATAATGAAAGGAAAATATATTATGGATGATTTTGAAATAAGCTTGAATTTAAACATATATGATAATCAAGGCCGCTTGATAAATACCGTTAACAGTGAAATTTTAAAAGACACGACCGTTAACCGTATTATGGATGACGTTGATTATTTTTTAAACCATGAAGGAAATTAAACCATGAATAGAAAAACAGTTTTAAATGATGACTTAATGACTAGAATTAAAACATTATGTTTTGAATATAAAGCTTTAAAATCTTATTTTCCGGACGCGTACCAATTAATGATGATTTATAACATTAAAAGTAATGACGCGCACTCAATTTTAGACCAATTAAAAGGAAATTAAACCATGGAAAAAACACTAACGAAAAATTTATATGTCAATGTTTACGAAATTAGTTTTTATTTATCGGATGACGACGGGAACGAAATTTTAGACAGTGACGACAATGTAAAATTGTTTAATATTAAAGACAGTTTAAGATATAAGCCGCTAGAATATCTATGCGAAGGATTAAGCGTAGACGATTTACAGGAAATTTAATTAATAGTTTAATCTTTAAGCGCGTTATTTTTAGCGCGCTTAGCGGCTTAAATTATGCCAATTTATAAACCACCACGAAAGGAAATTAAACCATGTCAAAACACGACGATATTATTTACTTCAACGAAAATTTAGGAAAGGCGAAAAGCTTGGAATTGCATTTAACGTCAAATTTCTATCCGCCGTTACCGGCCGCCGTCAAAAAGATATTTTTAGACGCGTTCAATTTATATTGGAATTTTGAAATAGATCTAGGCCGCTTGGAAAAGGAATTAAGCCGCGTTTACACCGGCGGCCTTGATGATTATGGTTTTTATCATTATTTAAATGATGATGATTTAATTGAATATTAAAAAGGAAAAATAAACCATGAAAACCACCACGAAAAGAAAAAACATTTTAAGCGTTAACGCGGACGCCAAAACAATAAAAGGCAATAAAAAAGGATTTTTAACCGGCATTTTATATTTAGCGCCGCATAAGCTTAGCGGCCGCAATACTTGCGCCATGGCGGAAAAAGCCGGCTGTATTAAAGCTTGTCTAAATACAGCAGGCCGCGGCGGATTTAATAGCGTACAAAAAGCGCGTATTAATAAGACAAATAGATTTTTTGACGATCGCGCCGCGTTCATGGACGATTTAATTTATAGCATTAAAGCGCTTGAACGAAAAGCAGCGCGCGAAAACTTAACGCCGCTAGTACGTTTAAACGGTACCAGTGATTTAATTTGGGAAAATGTACCAGTCGCTGGCCATAAAAATATCATGGCCGCCTTTCCGCACGTTCAATTTTATGACTATACCAAAATACCAACGCGCAAAAATTTACCGGCCAATTATGATTTAACATTTAGCTATAGCGGCGTTAAAACTTTCGCGCTGGTCAATGCTAAAGCCGCCGCCAATGCTGCATTGTCGCGCATTGCTGTCGTTTTCGACAAGCGCGAAAATATACCGGCCAATTTTAACGGCCGTAAATGCGTCGACGGCGACGACAGCGACGTTAGACATTTAGACGGCCGCGGCGTTGTCGTTGCGCTATATGCTAAAGGAAAAGCGCGAAAAGATAATAGCGGTTTCGTTGTTAGTCAATTAATAGGCGCTTAATCATGGAAATAGAAAATTTAACATTTGGTACGTTATGTCATATAACGGATTATTACACCGGCCAAAATAACGGCTTTAAATTTGGCGTCAATACTTATGACAACGAAAATTTAGACCAGCCGCTAGATTGTATTTGGTTTAAATCAGAAAACGAACGCCAAAAATTTATCAATGACGAAAATATAATTATTAAGGAAAATTAATTATGAAATATGAAATTTTAACGCGCCTTGAAAACGGAAATTTTGAAAACACCTGGCGTTATAGCGAAAGCCGCGCCGTAACATATGAAACGCTGGCGGACGCTAAAGCGGCTTTAAATTATCATTTAAAGGATTTAAAGCAGGCCGTCAAAAAGGGTTATTTAATAGACGCGCCAACGCGCCATGATTATAAGATAGCGCCGGTTATAGTTTAAAACTTTAAGCGCGTTATTTTTAGCGCGCTTAGCGGCTTAAATTATGCCAATTTATAAACCACCACAAAAGGAAATAGTATTATGAAAACTAAAAAATATTTAATAGAAAATGACATGGATTTAAAAATAAACCCTAATGATTTAATTTTAAATAATGATGATTTTATAAAAAATGAAATTTCAATAGACGCCAACGGTTATTATTTTGGCGATAATTTGACTAAAGAACAGGAATTACACAATTTTAGAATAGACGAACAATTAAATCATTAATAGTTTAAAACTTTAAGCGCGTTATTTTTAGCGCGCTTAGCGGCTTAAATTAGGCCTTTTCTACAATCTACCACGAAAGGAAATAACACTATGGAAAACATGATTTTTTTAGCTCAAAAAGCTAACGCGACAATAAAAAATATTGATAATGATAACGACTCATTAATTATTTTTAATGAATTGGAATTAAATCATTTTATAAATTTAGTCCGCGAAAATTTATTAAATGAAATTAATGCCAGCGACTCAAGGATTTAATCATAATGACTAAACCATTAAGCGCGGCCGCTATCAAGGCGGCCTTATTAAATGAATTAAAGCGCCAACGCGCCAATAATCCGGCCGCGACAACGTACCAATTGACGCCGCAAATAATATTTAAATTGATTAAATAGCGGCCAGCGTTACAGCTGCGGCCTATTGTCTAAATGATAATGATTATCATTTACAATTAGACAAAAATCCATGCTGCAAATAGAGTTATTGAAAATGTCAATGTCACTTGGGCTTTTTGTCAATGTCACTTGGGCTTTTTGTCAATGTCACTTGGGCCTTTTCTGAATGTCACTTGGGCCTTTTCTGAATGTCACTTGGGCCTTTTCTGAATGTCACTTGGGCCTTTTCTGAATGTCACTTGGGCTTTTTTACAACTCAATGTCACTTGGTCTTTTTTGCATCATGATTTATCACCGCTTTACATAGCTCAATAAATTCATCATGTTTAAGTTTACCTTTAGCATCATTAACACACCAACATACAAGTGTTATGTTTTCTTTTGTGTATCCAATGGTTTGATCTTTTCTTTCAAGGCTAACTACTCTAGGTGATCCAATTGTAAACTCCATAGGCCAGCCAGTATATGAACAAAGACCCGATTGTTTATTCCACAAATTAATTAAATCATCTTTAGTAATTTCTGGCACTGGATGTTTTCTATCCCTGGAATGCTGTCGAGCACAGGCTAATATTCTCCCCATTCTGCCGGATAATGTATTACCAATTGACCAATGTTTAGATTTAGGAATTGTTTTAGGTTTTACTTTTTTAGGTTCTATGTAAGTCCAAAGTTCCTTAAAATATCCATCATCATTTAATGTATTTAAATAACAATTAAATTTCCAGCCATCTGAACGTAATTGACCTTTACGATAGGGTAAATTTGTATTGGGATTAATGCGTTTCATTTGATACTCCATATTAGTAATTGATAAATAGATAGGTTAGTCCTTGAATATGGCAAGAACAAGATTGTCGACATCCTGTCCCTATCTATTTATACTAATGCATAATTTAACACAAAAATTACCAAATTAATTGACAGTTTTTAAAAAACCATGCTACTATCTAACTGCAATACTTAACCACCTTTAAAGGAGTGAAGATTATGATTTCAGATACATATTTAACGCGTGAGCAATTAAAGCGCAGACATAGAACAGATATGATTTTGTATACCTCGGCAGCTTTTGTACTTGGGTTTACTGCAGCTATGGCACTTTTCATGCACCATTTATTTAAGGTGATGCCATGAACCGAGACCATATGAAAAAAGCAAAAGAATACGACGACTTTGATTTTGACTATGATGTCAATCACCGCAATCATAAACCAATAGATATTCCTATTTGGATTGCGATCATTATTATCTCACTAATCTTTTTATATTTTGGAGTGTTTAAATGACAGCTATGAAATTAGAATTAACGATTGACGCAGATCAATCAGACGCAATTTTTGTACATATTGCTAAAGAACGTTATGAATTATTGGTTCAAGACAAAATGAAATGGGCTGATGAACCATTGATTGATGAAACGCTTGAAGCTTATAAACTTATTTTGCAAGACTCAATGACTGAAAAAGACTTTAAAACCTACATGCATTCTTTTGCAAAGAAGGCCAAAAAATATGACGCCAAGAGATTGACCGACGCTGAAAATGGACTATAATAAAGGTCAATGTCACTTGGTCTTTTTGGCATTAAAAACTAACCACCACAAAGGAGATTTAAATGTACGCAACACATAATCAAGATTACACAATCAATAGTCTAACAAATGGCACACACCTTGTAGGATCTATTGAAATACCATATAGCGAACTGATTAAAAAGTTAGGCCAACCCATGATGGGCGATGGCGAAAAAGTACAAGCCGAATGGGTAATTCAATTTGATGATGGCACAATCGCTACCATATATGATTGGAAAGAAACTATTTCAGTACACCGCGTGACCGATTGGCATATTGGTGGATTTAATAGTGACGCTGCAGAACATGTACAGGATTTATTTCATGATGCAGTCACCAAAATATCAGCCTAAGTTTGAACTAAAAGACGAAACCGGCACTGCACTACGCCGGTTTTATTCTATGGAAATGGCACAAAAGTTTTTATGTGAAGGCTATACCATAACTAAACTTGATTTACCAAAACCACCAAGTGATTATGAGATTGCATTATCAACCTTGGGGGAAGCATTATTTTGAGTGAACCAACCGACGTACTAACCGATTATCTACAATCCCTATTTGGCATAGAGCCACTACCCACCGAAGAAGAACACAAATTATCTGAACAGATTCAGAAAGGCAACAAGGCAGCATTAGATAAACTTGTTAAGCATAATCTACGTTTCGTGGTTTATATTTTAAGAAGTACAACAGCATGGACTTATGGCAAAATGCCTGTTGAGGATCTTATTAGCATGGGTAACGAACATTTAGTGATTGCTGCCAAAAGATGGGTACCAAAAAATAACGCAAGGTTCGCAACCTATGCAAGATCATTTATATTAAAAGGAGTTAGACGAGACATGGACAACACTGCCAATGTGATACGCATGCCAGTAAACATTATGGAAGCGATCAAGAAAATGAATTACAACGAGCGAGCACTCTCACAAGTACTTGGTCGCAAACCAAAGCTTAACGAGATAGCTACGATGATGGGTGTTGAAGTCGATAAGGTAAGACAACTCCAAAATTATTTAACCTATGAGCCTGTGTCATTGGATAGTATCAATGAAACAAACACAGTGGAGGATCACGATGAATAATCCAAGAATACAAGTTATCACACCTACGATTGGCACTCCCTATTTACAACAAGCCATTGATAGTGTCTACAATCAAACAATCAAAACAGAACACATCATTGTGGCAGATGGTGGATTCAATGCAGAGCTTAAACTTTATCCAAATGCAAAGATGGTCATGTTGCCTGAGAACACCGGAGCCAATGGGTGGAATGGTCACAGAATATATGCAACGATGCCGCTTCTATCCAATGCAGACTACATATTATTTTTGGATGAAGATAATTGGTTTGAACCTGACCATGTAGAAAAGATGATCAACTTTATCAAAGAACACGATCTTACTTGGTGTTATAGCCTTCGTAAAATTGTAGACACCGATGGTAATTATGTTGCAGATGATAATTGTGACAGCTTGGGCAAATGGCCACCAGTGGACTCTGTTGCTAAAAGATATGTGGATACCAATTGCTATTGCTTCAAGCGTAAATACTTAGCACGATTCGCACATCACTTCTATACGAATTCATACTATGCAGATAGAGATTTCTTTGAAGGTATCGCAACCAATTTACCAGACTATGAATGCAATGGTGAATATTCTGTCAATTATAGAATGCGTGATAGATTAATTAAAATTATCACAAACAATAACAAGGTGACATTGGATAGGTATAATGGCAATTATCCATGGACTCAATTAAGGACAACAAAATGAATTTTACAACAGACTGGTTTTCATTCAATATTCCAAACATGGAACTTTGCATGAAAACATTAAACAATAAAACAAGATTTTTGGAGATAGGATGTTTTGAAGGTAGAGCTACAACGTGGCTCATTCAAAATGGATTAGAACCATATGGTTCGAGCATCACCTGCATCGATACATTTGAAGGCAGTGTAGAACATGAGCATATGAATCTAACTCACCTCTATCAAACATTCGTAGGTAATGTGTCTGAAGTGATTGGTGTAGGTCAAAAATACATAGCCATACCAAAGATGTCATACCATGGATTAACAGATCTTATTAAACAGGATGCCAAGTTTGATTTTATCTACGTTGATGGATCACACACAGGCTACGATACACTCACCGATGCATGCATGGCATGGCCAATGTTAAACAAAGGCGGTATCATGTTGTTTGATGATTATCTTTGGACTGACATCCCAGGCGAATTAAACCAACCAAAGATTGGCGTCGATGCCTTCTTAAAAGTATTTGCAAAGCAGTACGAAATCATTATTAATAATTATCAACTAGGAGTAAGAAAAATATGAAACCGCAAGACGCCAAGATATTTGTAGCAACGCCCATGTATGGTGGTATGTGTACTGGGAACCATGCTATTGGATTAGCTAATTTGGTTCACATTATGATGACGCAAGGTATCAAAATGCATTATTCATTCATGATGAACGAGTCACTGATTACAAGAGCGCGTGATAGTTTAGCGCACGACTTTATCAAGAGCGACTGCTCACACTTATTATTCATCGACGCAGATATTGGATTCGATCCATCACATATTCCGGCTATGATTTCAGCAGACAAAGACATTGTGTGCGGTTTGTATCCAAAGAAAGAGATTAACTGGATCAAAGTTGAGAAGGCAGTCAAAGATGGTGTACCTTTTGCAGACTTGCACAAACACACAGGCGAATTTGTTGTGTTGCTAGTTGATAACAAATCAGCAACAGGGAAAATTAACGAGCCATTAGAAATCGTGAGTGGTGGTACAGGCTACATGTTAATCAAGCGTAAAGTATTTGAAGGACTGATGAAGCATGTACCGACATACACATCAGACATGTACGCTGCGATTGATACAGAACGCAAACCAAAGATCATTCATCAATTCTTTGATACATCGATTGATCCTGATGATAATAAACTACTATCAGAAGACTACCACTTCTGTAAATTGGCAAGGAAGCATGGCTATAAAGTTTGGGCAGCACCTTGGGTATCTTTAACACACACTGGCACGTATACGTTCAGTGGTTCAATAGTGAGCAATTAATATGACAGAGCAAAGATTAACAGCAGACATCATTGAGGAATTGACCGCACCGAAAGGTGTGGCGATTCCCACAGATATATTTGACCCAGTTACAAAACACCTACTCAAAATAGAATTTCATGATGAAAAGGGTGAATTTATCATTCAGGCATTATGGGATGACAGGGATGAGCATAACGACGAGAACAATGAAGCGTTTAAGAAGTGGGCATATAATTTAATGGGGGACAAAGGCTATGAAGTTAGACGATGAAAAGACATGGTGGCAGGTCGCTAAATGGTACGTCATCATTTTGTCGGTGTATTTTGCTTGTAGGATCGTATTCCCCTACATTGAATGTTACTATAATGAATTTGGAGACACAGAAGACATAGAAGACACAGTATAAACGCACTTTATCCGTATCTTTTATTTTTTATTTTATTAAAAAAACTAAAAAACTGGAATAAAGGGTGTCTTCTGTGTCTTCTATGGCTCGGTAAAAAATAAGATGTTATTAATCAATCACTTGGAAAATGAGAAATTGGAAAACTATCCAAAAAGCGACAAAACACGTACCCTGTCTTCTATGTCTTCTGTGTCTTTTTGGCTTAACATCTGATTAAAAAATAGGCAAATGCAAAATGATTGTGTA